TTAAATGTACTAAACTCAATAATTTCATCTAATCCAGTGTTTTGAGATCCTGAATCTGAATATAGGGTAGCGTCTGCTGAGGGGAATATTTTATATACTGCCATTGTCTTATAAATTTACTACTCTACCTTGAATATCTGTATTTGGATATTTTACTTCAAATATTGAAGGATCAAGTGAAGGATAAATTACATTTGAAATTGTTGCTGCGTTTATATCATAAGAATATACTGAGTATCCTAAATTGGTTCCTGTTAAATTTGAAATTTCAATATTTTTAACAGTTTGTACACCCCTAATCTGATCTAAAAGTATATAAATATCTCTTAATATAACAGGTTGATTAATCTGCCATTTATCAATTGCAAAATAATCCTTTAATGCTGTGATACAATCAAATAATACTTGGTTACTATTAAATTCTGGGAGGACAATAATATCAAAATTTACTCCAATGTTGATGATAAATGCATCTTTAATAGAAACAGCATCATTAATCATTCTATATTGAGATAGGTATGTAGTTAAATTTTGCTTTAAAGCAGTAGACGCTGTGTTTAATTGATTGTTTACGTTATATGACAATATATACAAGTCTAATACGGAATTAGATTCACCAGCAGATAATGAGATTGCTTTAGTAGGTTCAATATATGCTTTTGAAACTACACCGTACTTAGCAGGCATTGATAATGATCTTACTAAATAATCATCTTGAGTTACGTTACGTAATTGTGTTGCAAAATTTGCAGAAGCATTTTGTCTAATCTCTTCAATTGTATCTCCATCTCCTCCACCATCAGCTGCTTCTGGGTTTGTAACTGCTAATGAATTAAATACTGTTTGAGCTGTTGTTGAGTTTAAATTTGAATTTAAAAACTGTACATTTGTACCTACTAAAGTTGTTAAATCATTTGCGGGAACATTTGATGATACACCACCACCTGTTAAATATCTAACTGTTAAAGTAGTTTGTGAAGGGGCAATACCATATGTTTTTGTAAATATAAAGTTTGAAGGAGCATAAGCTGTTGTTAACTTAGTTTTTTCAAACGGTAAACCTAAACCAACATTGTTAGGATTAGGAATAATTGTTTCATCTGTATCAGCTGCTGTACCCGCACCAAATTGTAATTGTAAAGATCCTGAATTAATAAATCTTGTGATAAATCTTCTTTGGACTTGTTCTAATTGGAGAAGATAAGGTGTATCACCTTCATATTGTGATAAATTAGGTGAATTTGGGTTTGTATTTTTTATTGATTTATAAATACATTCTTGGGCCAAATAATCTACTTCATACCATTCATTATTATCAGTATCAAATATATCTAAAATTCCAATAATTCTGTCATCATTAATAGTAACCGTTGAGAATTGTTGGGGAGATCCAAATGCAAAAGTAGTAGTACTAACCTCAGCAGATATTGCTTTACGAGTTTTCTTTAAAAGAAAATAGTTTGGATTACTTCCTACTACAGAAAAAATAGTTACTTCAGTAGGATCGCCTGAACTTGAAACTGAAAAATCTACTGGGTCTTCTACTAGGAAGGATATATTAGGATTAAGGGTAGATTGAATTCTAGAGTTTTGAGGAATAGATAAGGTATAATCAAAATCAGGGACATAAGTAGAACCTGATAGTTTAGATGGTACTTGTTGGTAAAAATCAATAAATGTAGTAGCAACTTGAGTTACATTTGGTTTATAACCAAACATATAAGCTAATTCATACAAATTATTTGTTTGGCGAGCGTATTGTAAATATGTTTCTTGAACTTGGTTATCAAGATAAAAAGACATTACATCACCTACATAAGCAGCCATTTCCATAAACATCATACCAGGTGATGCTGGGGTGAAATCGTTATAGGTTGTAGGGAAATAAGTACGAGCATAGTCAATAAGACTTGCTCTTATTTCGCTAAAATCTCTGTTAATGTATTGAATATTTTTTCTTTTAGTTGCCATTATGTAAATGCTATTTCTACAGTATCATTAATTCCAGTATCTGCAATATTATATTTTAATATAACATTAATCTGGTTTGTATCAGGGTAAGAATCAATGTCTAAAGATTCTACAACCACTTGTGGGAAATAAATTCCTAACTGTTGTTGAATATCTTGTTTTAAATATTCCGTATTTCCAGTAGTTATTTGTTGGAAAAGAAAAGCTCTTAAACCACCTCCAAAAGTTGGATTTAAATATCTTTCTCCTTTATTAGTTAAAAAGAAATTAATTAAATTAGATTTAGTAGCTTCTCTTGTAGTATAAGTTGTTTTAAATACACCAGGAGCATTGAAAGGAATAGCAACACCAACACCAGTGCCTGGTTTAGTATCTATAGGGAATATTTTCTTTGCTCCAAATGCCATTATTTATTCATTAAAGCCATTATTTGATCTAAACCTACTTGTCCTTCAGGTAACGATCCATTAACAGTATCTACAGGTCCACCTACTTGTAAATTACCAGCGTATGCTGAGGTGGCTGGATTTCCCATTTGCATTTCACCTAAAATTCCTGAGAACATGTCTCTGCGTTCTGAAGCTGTTAATTGTTTTGGTTGAGAAATATGTGGTTGAGCGTATGTATCTCTTATGGTTTCATTAACAACCGTTTTAGGAGCACGTACAGCTTCCAACAGGATATCTTTTAATTCCTCTTGAATAGCTTCTTTTACGGCTTCCTTAATAATTTTTTTAAAATCTGATGGTTTCATTGTTTATAAATATTAAAATTAGTAAGCTTTTAAATTATCTCTATCGATAATGAATTTAAGTTCATTTATTAAAGTTTGTGAATTTGTTGTAAATGACAATTCTGTTTGAATCAATATAATACCTGTTTGATTTTTTCCTATAGCACGTCTTCTAGTTACAGTAGGTGTGTATGGAACTTCTTCTATTTCTATAATAAAGCCCTGGTATGTTGTTTGATTTTGGGTTTGGGATGCTTGTAATTGGGCATTAGCTATAGAATTAACAGTATCTGATATTGGTATAATATTAGGATTTAATTGGCATTTATTTATATAAGAATCTATAATATCTAATAAACTTTTAGCTGTTAAAATATAAGTTCCTACAATAGAAATAACTAACGCAGAACTACTTATTACACCTTGAATTTTAGATAATTTAGAATTTCCTAATTTATCAAAAGTAGTTTTTCTTATGAGAGTTTGAGCATCGTTTAAAGCAGCAGGAACAGCTCCGGGGGCTACAGGAAGTATTTTAGCGGCAGCAGATGCTATTACTGATGCTACATCTACAGATGTTAAAAGGGCTAAAGTTACAGTTAAAAAATTAGATACACCCGTTATTGAAGAACCTAATTGATCAACTCTAACACCTATATTATTTAATGATTGAGCAATATTATTTCTTTGAGCAATTAATTCATTTAATGTTACCTCATTTGGACAAATATCAATATCTTGGATGTATTGGTTTATTAAATTTTGTAATGAGGGTTGAATAATTTGAGGGATTTGAGATCCTAAACTAAACAATAATGAGGGTAATTTTGCTGTTCCTTTGGGTTTTTGATCTTCAGGTAAAGCACTTATAATTAACGTATTATCTACAGTTTTTTGGTTTGCTTGGGCAGATTGTTTTTCTGCTTTGGCTAATTCTTCTAATCTAATTTGATCTAATTCAATTGGAGTAGCCATTATACTGTATAATTATATTTTGATTTTAAATTGTTTAAATTAGCTTGTAAAGCGTTTAGGGAACCTTGTAATTGAGTAGCAGCTACATTTAAAGGTGCTATTGGAGTTCCTGGAGGAGTAGAAACTAATATACTACAAACTTGTGCAAATGATGCTAAATTTGAAATTAACTGGTTTAGTAAGTTTACGGTTTGGTTTCCTAATAGTAAAGGTTCAGTTGCATTTTTTGAACCTATATACACATTTCCTGATTGGAAAACTATTGTTGGGGTATCAATATTAACACCATCTACAGCATTTAAGTTAATGGATTTTTTAGAGCTAAATAATAAATGATCAGCAGTTGTGTTAAATACTAATCTACCAGAATTTAAAATCACTTGTTTACCAGAATATTGCTCTGGAGTTTGTGGTGCATTGTTTTTATAACTAAAGTAGTTAGTACTTGAGGCCTTTAAAGGAACTTTTTGGGTCGAAGCTAGATAAATTGAAGAATCATCATTATTAATATCTTCAACTGTTGGTACCCATCCTTCTTCTGTTTGAGTTCCTTGACCATTTCTGATGATAGTAATAGGGTCACCGGAAGATCCTGTTGAAGACCAGTTATTAGAAGTATCAGGAACGGTTGAACCAATTCTTATACTATTACCCCATCTACCTTCATAAATTATATCACCTTCAAATGGTAAAATTGGATGAATATTTGAACGTTCTTTAAATGTTCTACCTAAATAGATTTCAGTAGATTGATCTGTTATTCTCCTAACATTACCGGTTTCAGTTTGGATGTAATCTTTTTGTTGAGATGGAGGTAAAAGATTAGGATCTGTTGGATAAGCGTTATGATGGGGGTGGTTCCAAAGAGAAACAATATTAATATAATAATTAATACTATTTGAAGTAATTGTATTTAAATCAGTTGAAGGTAAAGAAATAATATAGACTATTTCATTTACTAATGGGAACTTTTTATTATTAGGATCTAAAGGTTTAGCTGTGGGTAATGATGGAGATGGTAAAGGATTGTTTACAACTTCATATTCAATTGTACCTAAAGCATTCCATTCACCTAATTCTTTAAATTTAGGGTGATTTTCATCTAAAACTATACTTAATACTCTTACAGCTTGTACTACTTCATTTACAGAAGCCGCTGTATTAACATTAAAGTTATTATTAGCATTTGAATTAAGATTTTGGTTTAAAGAAGAAAATCCATATTGAGTCATTATTTTTCTCCTTTTAATTCATTCATAGCAGAAAGAAGTTGTTCTTTTTCTTCTTCAGAAATGGTTAGATTACCTTCTGCGGTTTGGGTTTGCATAGCACGTTGTGCTAACGCAGCCATTTTAATTAAAATATCATCGTTTTTAACACTAATTTCCATATATTCCTTAATTAAAGGAACAACTAAAGTAGCATCACCAATATCTGAAATTAGTGGTTTTAGTTCGGAAATAAGAGCTGTAACTTGTTGGTCTTTTTTCTTT